AAGGGTAAACCAAGAACACGATTCTTGACATCAAAATATGCAGTCGGTAGTTGTTTCTGTTCGACTGAAATGTCCTCACTTGCAAGTAGTTTTGCAATGGTGGATGTCGTAGTAATGGTCTTGTCTGATGAATCTTGTATCATGTTTTAGTAACCTCTCAACTTTGTTCTTACACTATATTAGACGTATTAAAACCCAAAAGGTTTAGTCTAATTTCACTTTTTTTGAAAGTTTTTTCTGCACTAGGCAGAAAGGATAACACGGATAGAACCGTGATTTCGTCGTCGTAAATTAAAACGCATATTGTATTCTCCATAATTTAGTTGTTAGTTTCACGTTTGAGGTTGCCATTATATAACTTCTTGTCATTAACTCTTACACTATATTAGACGTATTAAAACCCAAAAGGTTTAGTCTAATTTACGATTTTTTCATCATATTTATCTAAAATCAAAAACGGTTCTTCACGAACATCATCTAGATAGTCCAACAATATTTCTACGAATAGTTCATCCATATACTTCTCTGTATGGGAATTGATTCTCAATACACTAGGATTGTAGTTAGTCGTATTGAAATGATGATTCAGGGTAAGTTTTTCCATTTTTTTAGTAACCTCTCCTAACTTTGTTCTTACACTATATTAGACGAATTTAAACCCAAAAGGTTTAGTCTAATTTCACTTATTTTCATTAAAATATCGTTTTTTTTCGTCTGTGTGATGTATCCTATGTAGGTTACCCACCGTGATTGCACGACCAATCCAAGAACGAATAGTGACTGAATTTTCGAGAACCTTTGTCTCGTATGCAGTTTCATCAAGGGTCTTACCAATCACCGAATACTTGGTATTGATTTTTCTTGGTTTGTTGTACTTGTAATCTGCATGATCCTTTAAATGTTCCATATTTACCTCAAGTAGATGTTGACCCATTTTTGATTTTTGGTATCATCCCAACCATGTGTTTGGTCTATTTCGTGTGCAATTGCATCTTCCTCACATGACCAACAATCAGCTTCCATAATGAATTCGATATTCGTATCAGAGCCGTGATGTGTTTCCAACTCTTGTAACTTCTTGACTAATTCACCTAATTTCATATTATATATCCTTGATTTCAGTTTCTAATGACTTAATATCATCTATCGATAAATCAAATCTGAAACAAAGATAAATGTATTTGATAACCTTATTGTAAAACTTGCGATTCATTTTAGTAACCTCTCAACTTTGTTCTTACACTATATTAGACGAATTTAAACCCAAAAGGTTTAGTCTAATTTACATTATTTTCAAAGTTTTTTCTCATTGGTTTCGTGACTTCATAACTAGAATTCCCACAAATGCACCTATCAATGCACCTAATATTGCACAGAATATCATCGTTATCGTCATCATCGGTATAGTCCTAGATTGCGTTGAAAAGCTTTCTGTACGGGATCATCCAATACGGGTTTTGTGTTTGATTCAGTGATCATAGTTGATATCACATCTGCAACCACATCGGGTTCTATGGTATGATAATCACATAGGTAATGTCCGAAAAGGTGTGGGATGTCTGCATCCTCTGTAAGTCTCACCACACTTGGTGATGTGAACTCCATGTCACCCTTACTCTCTTCTATGTCGGGATAGACTAATTCAAACCTATCACACAACTTATAGAATTCCTCTATTTTCTGTCTCAGTTTACTATCTTTTGCCGCCATAATATCTCACTCCATGTCCTTCTACAATTAGTTGATTATTGATACTCGTTTTGAGTTCCTCTCGAATTTCTTCACCATCATCTTCACTGAGTTCTACTCTGATATAGAATAGTTCACCTAGACATCTACCATATTTACCTACCCCATGTGACTTTATAATTATCTCATAATCATGTTCATCAAGAATTTCAATCAATCTAGCCTTTGCAGCCAAACCTTTTTTCTTTTCTTCAAGATCTCTTGTCCTGCTTTCGGGAGCATCGATCCCGTACAGTCGAACTCTAATCTTCCTATGCACCGAAAATCCCAAGTCTACGAGTGCATCTACCGTATCCCCATCCACGACTTTCAATACCTTTGCATTATATTCAAATCCAACATCATATCCCATCAGTTTTTCTCCATATCCATATTGGTTCACAGAACACCTCATCTAGACGTTCTTGACCATGTTCAGTTCCCGTCTGTATTCCCCTACAGTTTGGACGTTTTGCAAGTTCCATACCTATGCAACCCTTGTACTCACTGTCTGAGAATTTAGATAGGAAATCATTCATCGGATCACATATCCCCAATGGTATATCCTTGCCTGTTGCACGCTGATATATATCGGATATATTGACCAACAAATGTCCATTTGGTTTGAGTGTATTCCACACATTCTCTAATGCAACGTGTAGGAATTTCTCATTCCAATCCTTTAAATTCTTGTGTCTTACCCATGATTGGGTACTTTCTTCACTATATCTCTCTACATCGAAATACGGTGGACTCGTAAATATAGTATCAAAATACTTACTATATTGTGTCAAATTGACATCTTCTGCTGCATCGCAGATGAATCGGGACGTTTTCCCGTCCTCGAAAAATCCTGTATTTGTTTCGTAATAATCTTTTTGCAGCTTATAAATTTCATGATTGATTGTCCTGGGATCTATACCCACATACTCACGTCCTGTATGACTTGCATAAAATCCTGCAAGTCTATCACCCCAGCCCATTGAAAAGTCGAGTACATTTTCCGATTTAAAATAATCATATATGCACTTTGCAACATTCGGTTTGAATTGAGAACAGATGTACTTTCGTATACCAATCATAGTACGGAGAATCTTCTCATCCATATGAGTAAACTTCATAGAGTACATTGCACCCATAAGGGTAGTCATGAAGTCCTTACTGTTCCAAGTCCTTTCGGGTCCTGGAGATACCGTACCACTGACTGACCATCTGTTCTTCAGTTGAAAATAGTTGGAGGATGCATTACCTACGTTGTTCCTACGGAAATAAATCTGCTTATCACCATAGGTTAAATCGTAGGTATATGTATCCATTTTGGTATACCAAGTATCCTCAACCAAGAGATTGGGATACTTGATGCCCTTTAGTTTCATGTATTCTTTGTATAAGGTATTCTCTGTTATTGTCGGATAGGGTATAGGATATGCCATCAATACCTCTGCAAGAGTTTCCTTTACGTCATCCTTGTCAAAGGTTTCTAAGATGTGTGACCACTCATCTTCTCTAATACGGAGATACGGGTTCATATCCTTGAACCTATCGAAATAATCTAAATACAAACTTCACCATCCCAACAAATACTAACCCAATAGTACGTCATATAGAATTCCTCTAGTGTCATGGTATCAACCCCGGAAATGCCTTTTCAACACATGATTTGGTCAAACCATTGTATTCTAATTTACCCTTAACCGATTGTAGAACCAAGTCCGATTCACTTGGATGCAGTGCTTCTAATAAAGTGATGAATAGTTGTTCTATTTGTGGTTTGGTCATTCCTCGACCTTGATCAGTAGTCGTCCATTTACCATCCTTCTTGACTTGTACAAATCGACCTATTTTTTCCATCTCATTGACCAATGGCATTCCTGCAAGATCCCAGTCAGGTGCATCATTCGGTTCAAAAGGTGGTGTTGTACTTGGTACTAACCAACGTACTCCATCATCATAGGTTGCACGCAGTAGATGTCTCAGTCCAGCTGTATCATTGTCCTTTAAGATTTTAGCTTTCTTTGCAAAAGACGTTTCTTCGTGTACCTCTGTGAATATCTCATGTAGAGATCTTTTCATTATATTCTCCTAAAAATCATGTATTCGTTCCATAAGTTCCTTCAGTCGATTCTCTACAAAGTAGTTGAATATCTTAGACCTACCTGTATCACCATTCGACTGATATTCCAACAAGACATTATCCTTGATGGTTTCAGGAATGTAGTCAAAATCCACTAGGGATTGATTTCTCTTGTAATTTCGTAATTGTTTATAATCACAGAATATCTCAGGATCCATATCAGACCACGATTCCAACTTTTTCTTGTTCAATGGTTTCTGTCTTATACCATCAGTAAAAGTGTTATCGGGTGACATGAAATTTGGTATTCCGTCACTTCTGTCTCCTTTCATTATATGTTCTCGTTTATATTTCTGAGGATCAGCCACCTCTATAAATTCCTTTCGGATTGGACTGTACTGTTTCACGTTCTCGTATTTGTGCAACTGTTGAAAATCCTTATCACCAGATATTATCAACACGGGTGCATCATAGGAAGAATAGTGTTCAGTTAGTACTGCAATTACATCATCTGCTTCTGCATAATCTACCTTTACCACACTATAGGGTAAGTTGTCTCTTATCTCATCTCGTATCTTATCCAAGACATAGTATATGGAATTCCAATCGAGATGGGATTGATCACGGGATTTCCGTCTATTGGCTTTGTATTCCTTGAATATATCCCTCCTCCAATTCTTTCGGTCATCACAACATATGATCAATTCATCGAATTCATCGGTATATTTGACCCTATATGACCTAAGTGTATTCAGTACACTATGACGAATTAATTTCTCCTCCACCGTTCCCGTCACATGAACACCTGGAGATTGCATTATATTTGCAATGAATATTTGGTTATAATCTACTAATATTGGCATATCACTCTATCACACCTTCCAATGCTTTTTGTATTGGGTGTTCCAACCCATGTTGTCTGTACAACATTGCTTTTGTTATCTCCATTAGTGATGCAAAATCCTTTTGGAATTTTTTATCGGTACAATCCCAACCACACTCGCTCAATTCTTGTATGAATGGTATGAACACTTCTTTCAGTACCATATCAACATACGCAACTGGATCGTCTGACGCATGGATTGGAACACCTTCATAAAATTGTTCTGCACTTGGATGTACTGTTATGTTTTTTCCGAACATTCAATTCCCAATATTATAGTATCGGAATTTAATCGTTTCGGTGCATTTTTTGGTTTAGTGGTCACCTGATCGAAAATATTCTCAATACTTTGTGGTGTTGTAACTACGGTTAATGATTGTTGTGGATTTCTCAACTTCTTAGTGAGTGAAGTGAGTTCGTTATAGTTCTTTATGGTAGTACCTTGCACCTGTATCCCACTACCATTTATCCCATAATATCCCGATAGGTATCTCGTTTTGGTATTGTAAACCCAAAGTTGTTTTGCACCTATGATGTTCTCAGGAGCTTCACTATTGAGACTCAAATCCCCATCAGTGTATTCTACACAATACTGAACCTTATTGGTCAAGTCTGCATTAGTTTTCACTTTCTTCCTACGAGGTTTCTTGATTACACCAACATACTTTAGACAATCATCCACTATACTCATCAGGAATTTGTGGTATCGTCTACGTTGAGTCTTGTTTAGGTTGGAATAGTTATCAAGGATTTCCTTATCAATTGGTTCCTCGATGGTCTGTAATATTTCCATTGCACTATCTTGGAATATGTTAACATACCCCTTTGCATCGACAGACTTGATATTATGACCCATCAACCATTTGAACATAGAAAACTCACTACGACAATCATTCAAGATGAATTTGTCTATCTCATGTTCCACATCACCGATCCTCTGATCAACCACTGTTCTAGGAACCGTAGTAACCTTTTTTGGACGATCTACAGTCGATACAGTTGGTTTTTCAAATGTGTATCCCTTACGGGACAGATCTTTCAGACAATCATCGAAAGACTTCATGGTGATTTTGGGTATTGTTGACCCATTGAATAGAATTCGTGCAATGTATCCTATGGTCGGCTCTATCGAGGAATCTGGAAGTTTCTTGATATTATTATATTGCAGACCCCTATTATCTCCCATCAACCATTCAAGTAGATAGGATTTTACTATACTTGGTCTACCATTATGGACACTGTACCAATTCAACATCGACAACAATTCACTTTGATTAATTACTTTCTTGTGTACTGGTTCCTTCATTCTTTTTTCCTTTTGCAATTACTAATCGTTTATAAAGTGCATTTGCTTTTGCAGCTTTCTTTCCATTTGCATTCTTATCGTCAAATTCTATTTTCTGTCCCGTATTTCGGAGATCAGTTATATTGGTTTTCTCTACCACTTCGATGATGTGTCGAACATCACCATTTGTCAACATATTATTCCGTTGTTTCTTGAAGTGTCTCTGAATCCGTTGTTGTTTCTTCCGTAGTTTCCGTGTTAATTTCCGTTTTTCGATCCTCATTTACTCTTGTCCTCACTTTGTATTTATCTATATAGTACTGCTTCATATGACTGTGTACAGTACGTTCATTCTTACATGACGTACTGTTCAATACTTCCATAATGGTCGGTCTTGATTGATTATCATTACGACCATTTAGATAATCAATTACTTCGGTTCTCACGAATGTCTTTCCTCTCTTGTTTGTCCTACATTTTCCT